CTAAGAAACCTGCTTGGTTTTGAAAAGTAATCTTAGACAGTTCTGGACTAGGTTCTGCGAGAGTCATTGATTCGTCATCTTTACCAGTGATCAATGAATCATCATACTCTTGTCGCATTCTTGTCTGACCCCTTTCTTTGCTGGTTTTGAATGCATCGATCAGTTCTTCGCAATGCTGATCTGTAATTGCATTCTCAAAGACACCGATAAATTCTTTCATCTCAAATGTAGTGTTTTCCATCATATCATGAGTTCCGCAAATTCTTTTAATTTAATTTCTTCTTCTATTGTAAGTTCTACAGGTTGTGATCTTTTAACTCGAATGTAGAATCTTGTTTCTTTATCTACCTTTATGTTGAGTAAAGGAAATGCATTTGTAACATCATCTTTGATCAAAGAGTGTGGTATTACTGCATGGTTGTCTATCTTTTTTCTAAGATCAGCATCTCGTTGTCTATAATCCATAACAATCTGTGCACAAGTCTTCATCTTTTCCATTCTTTCTTCTAAGGTCCAAGAATTAAACTCTGTCACTCTATCACCTAACACTCTTGGGGTTTCCATTTCTTTGTTTCTAGATTTAAATGAAAAGAATTCATGAAAATGTGAACATGCTGAAATGTAAAAAGATTTTAGGTTCTCATAGGGATCTCTATCTATAAAGATAGGAATGTAATTGTTATTGTGTAAAAAAGTCAACATTCCTGGAACATGTTCTGGTGAAACCATGCCACCTTCTAATTTAAAAGGAGGGTTGCCTTCTGGTAAGTTATCAAACCAACTAGAGTATCCATGTTTGTATAGTTGTACACCCTCGCCACTTGCCCACATAGTTTCTGGTAAGTTAAGAAACTTTCCTTCTCTTGTTTCCCAGAGTCTCATCAGAGTTTGTGTAAGTGCTACACTAGAAGTTCTGGGATAACTCAGAACACAGTAGTTAGGCAACTTGATATTGTTCGTCATGCGATGATTCTACTCCAATTGTTACACACTCTTCGCAGAGGTTATTTTCTAGTTTCGTATCATATTTATATCCACATTCCAAACAATCATTTTGCTCTTCTTTGTTTTTTGTCATGGTAATCTCTCACAATATATACTCGCAACCAAGCGAATACAGTCATCATTAATGTAGTGTATGTGCCTATCATGAAAGCACTTGTTATGTCCCAATGTTCAATAATAACCCATAAGCAAGCAAGTTGCAAAGGATAATTAATAACAGTCCCAGAGAAAACAATCCAAGAGGTTTCTCTAGCAACTGACTTCTCTCTCTTATTCAAAAGAGTGATCCTTGGGAAGGATCAAATTCTGGGGATATCATAGACTTGAGTTTGTCTATGGTTCTTGGTGAATTACCAGAAATATGTAATATTCCTGTTCCACCAACATCGGTAAAAGATTTGATGTTTGACTTTCTGTCATCAATCAACACATAATCTGGTTGGGCAAACCCTCTTTTAGATCCACCCTTTTCTACGCAGTTAACAATCATGTTCGGATCAACCCATTCGTCAATCCATTCTCTTTTGTCTTTAACCACGATCTCTCTATTGATAGATCCTGTTGCTGTAAGAATCTCAGTTCTAATACCATGACTATCTTTAAGTGATCTGCAGAACTGTACCAATTCAAACATATCTTTATAAGGTTTGAGATGTCTAAACAATCTCTCACTAGTCAGTTTCTCTTTCTGAGCATCATAAGTTTCATGACCTTGTTTGTCATTCTCTATCACAGTATCTAGTCTTTCTTCAACACCAGATTTGAAGTCTGCTAAGACTCCATCCATATCTAAGTAGATGGTCTCGATCATAATACCATGATTCCTAAGTCAAACATTATGACTGCTAGCAAGAAACCTGTTGCAAACAAGTAAATGCCAAAGGCAACTTGTAGCATCTTATTGGTTTTATTGATTTCACTATCAATGTCTTTCATCTTTTTGATAGTCTTATCAAAGTAGTCTTGATTTAATTTTGTTATTTCAATTTGTTTCATTTTCACTCCTATGTAAAATTAAAAAAGGGTGTGAGGTTAACAGTGGCATTTGCCCTAGTCCGAAGACTCCAGAAACCTCACTTTTGATTCTTGATTGATCCCGATCCCATAGCAGTCTAGCAGTTTTCGTTATCAGTTTCTCAATCATCAAGTTTATCATATTAAAAAAGTACCAGTGTGGTAAACCCCTTTTTATTAAAAGGGTCCATCTGGTAATTCTTCAAATCTTTTGTTAACGAGTTTTTCAATAACTGCATCTCTGTCAGTCATTGCTACTCTCATATCGAAAGATTCACACAATCCAGGTCTGCTAACACCACCATCTAATTCTCTTAGAATGTTTCCAGTGTTCATTTCTGAGACCTCGTCGAAGATTCTTTCGAGGGTTGTTTCATTTGCTAAGTTTGACATTTTCACTCCTATATGATTTGTTTTCCTAGTATTATAATCATACTAAAAAGTAGAGGGTGTCGTAAAGTTTTTTATGAAGTTTTTTTAGATGTTCGAAGCGATATGTTCTGCGATGTCTTTGAAGTTGCTAAAGAATCTAAGAGATAGAAATTTAGCAGGGTGTTGATGATCTTTTTCTACAGAATGGAGTAAAGAGGCATCAAATATAAAGGGTTTGTATTTCGTTGCTTTTAGTTTGTGAGTCGAACCATTCTTACTTTTGATTGCGAAAGTCCAATCTGAAGATAAGGGCAAGATGAGTGGGTCTGTGTATTCATTCTGATGATCAGGAGCATAATCTACATGCCAAAGAACATGATCTCTCCAACCATATTCGCACCAAGCAAAGTCTAGATTCATATCAAAGTGTTTCTTCATGAATGACTTAACCACTTCAGAGTCTAGCATATTTACTTTATCAGCATTTGCTTTGTGTAGTTTTGGTGGATGTACAGCAACATTCTGCTCTAAATTGTAATTGATATAATTGGTTGAGAAGTAAGCATCCTTCTGGAAGTTAAGTTCTTTGGGTGGTTCAGGAGCAAACTCAGTATAGAATCGAGTCATCGAATTGGTCGCTTCTGATATTAAAGAATCTATTTCCGAGTCACTAGGACTGATCAACTTCATCTCGCAGAGGCAGTTTGCTCTGTTTAATAAGTTCTGTATATCCATATTTTGCTATGTAGAAAGCATCAATAATATCAGATATCGGATGCTCTACTGTAGTGTCTAGTTGTTTTCGTAAGTCTACACCTGTCTGCTCTGTAAAGCACTCGTACATCTTTTCTTTGTTCGCATTACCTTTTCCTGTTGCGAACTTCTTTACTGTAGTTGGTGCCACTACAATAAATGGTATGCCTGATTTGAATAGTTTGTGTTTAAGTAAACCAGTGTTCTCAGCAATGTGGAACACTCTACCTTTACTGCCAAAACTATAGTCCTCTAGCACGACTAGATCTGGATCGTAACATAGAATTTGTGATACAGTCCATGTAGCAATCCAATCAAATCGCTCCTCTTGTGAGTTGTATTCAGGTTTGATGTCACCTTGAATATTCGTCGTGTATGGTGGGTTCTTTTTATCTATCAGATAATGAAATTCACAATCTTCATACAGGAATTGCTTTTCAGGGGATCCTTTAAAACCACAGATTGCTGGACAACCCATGGCATAGTCTATACCAATTATGTTCATTCGTCGTAGAAGTTCTCGTTCTCGTCGATTCCGTCCTCTAAATCTAATTGGCTGCCACAAAATGGGCAAAAATGTAATCTGTAAGGAAGTTTTAAATTATGTTCAACAGAACAATCAGCATCACACTCCTCACAATGAATGATGTATCTTGTATATGTATCTGTCAATGAAGTCATTAAGTTTTTTGTGCTTTATTTGTAAGAGATAAGAAAGCATCATAACCACCGATCTTCTTACCTTTAAAAATAATCTGTGGAAAAGTTCTTGCCTCTGGAAACTCTTCAAAGAGTTGTTCTCTAGAGAAGTCTTCATTAAGTTTCTTAACTTCTATAGTGAATCCTTGTGATCTTGCTAGATCTTCTGCTCTTACACAATAAGGGCAGTTGTCTTTACTATAAATTACAACTTCTGCTTGTTCTTTTACTGTTTCAGTTTTTTTGCTTTTAGGCATGTTTGACCTCTACTATTCTTCTGATCGTTGTCACATCATTGTAGTCACCAAATGCAGTGTAGTCTCTTACGACCTTTTCTTCAGTTAGATAACCATCAACCACTCTTGTGGTAATAATTTCTCTGCGTAAAACATCTTTTGTATCTTCAATACTATTAGGAAATGCCACACTAGTCATTGGTCCTTCTTGAATGTTTACTACCTTGTCATATTCTCTGCTCATAATTTAAATCCTTTAAAAGTTTCATTTGTTACATCTTGTTTAATACCACCCATTACATAAGACTCTATCTCAGTTTCCTGTGGAGCATTTTGTAATCCTCTACTAGATAACCAATGTTGTGTCCATGGTAATGGATTGTTGTTTTGTGGTATGTTGTATATAGCATCCATACCCAATGCTCTTAATCGCTTGTTAGCAATAAACTCTACATATGATCCAAGAAGGGAAGCATTCAGTCCTATCATACTTCCCTTTTGGAACAAAAATTCTGCCCATTCTTTTTCTTGCTGAACTGCTTCTTCATACATTTGATACACAGTATCTTGCTGATCTTTGATCACCTTTAACATCACTTTGTCATTCTCAGACTTCTGATAGTTTTTAATAATGTGTTGCGATATTGCTAAATGCTGTGATTCATCTCTGGCGATCAGTGATATAATCTTTGCTGATCCTTCCATTAATCGCAGTTCCCCAAATCCAAATGTACAGGCAAAAGAAACAAAGAAACGAATACCTTCTAAAATGTTTATACTTATTAATGCGAGATATAACTTCGTATAGAGTTCTTCTTTATCAATCTTGTGTCCTACTTCGTATCGTCGTGCGGTAGATATAAAGTCATCGTATGATTTTGTTACAGTTTCTGCTCTTTTAAGTATTGCTTCTTCGTTGAGTATAGTGTCAAATACATCACCTGGATTAGGATATAAATTCTTTATCATATATGTATACGATCTAGAATGAATGGTTTCCATAAAGTCCCAAGCAATAATACATGCTTCTAATTCTGGAAGAGTGGTGTAAGGTAATAGAGCAATCGCTGGTCCACGACCTTGTACACTATCCAGTAGTGTTTGGTATTTAAGATTAGAAGTGAAGATGTGCTTTTGCGCATCATTGAGTTGCTGAAAATCATTTCTATCTTTTTGTAAAGATACTTCTTCTGGTCTCCAAAAGTATCCTAATTGTGTTTGCGTGAGTTTATCAAAGATTGGATATTTAAATTCATCGAATCTCTGAGTATTAAGTGCTTCGCCAAAGAACATCGGTTCTTTTAGGAAGTTGACTTTTTTTCTGTTAAATATACTCATCTATAATTGGTTCGTTTGTATAAGGGTCTGTAATGTCTGCACATGCTCGCATTGCTACTTCACCTTTTTCTTGCAACATGTCTCCATATATGGTTTTTTCTTTTTCTGCTATAGTGGAATAGTTATGATCATCATAAACACTTTCTCTACCATCGTATCTTAATGATTCACACCCTCTATATAGAGGTCCATTGGCATCAACATAGTGTGCAAAGATATGTCTTGAGAATTTTCCTACTAACTTATCTCTCCAGTGTATAGCATTACATCCTTGATATGCTAATACATCTCCAGGTTCTAAGAATACTCTTTTGGCACCCATCGCAAACCTTTCTTCAAAGTTTTTTTGTTGTACATATTCCCATGCTTCTTGGTAATCAACACCCACATAGTTCTTATCACCGAGTACCCATATTGACCATGGTTTCTTATCGTCAGTTTCATATTCTATTGGAAATGTCATTGACACTTCACAACTAGGTCGATCTGTATGGGCAAACAGTCTAGCATCTCGATAGTAAGTCCTACCAAAACTATATGTTGGTACTAAAGACAATTCTAATGCTTCTTGTAAAGGTTTCTTCAACATGATGAGCATTGACTCACCAAAAGGAACATTTGCCATGTTCTCAGATACATACTCGGTTTGTTCTCTACCATGAGGTGTAGGAACTACTGATTTCTCTTCATCCAAACCCATACCCCATTGTTCTGAGTTTTCAGTTCTTCTCCAACTATGTTTTGCAAACTCAATCATCCCTTCGGGAATAAAGTTTTTTAACACAACATATCGATTAGTTCTAAAAGATAAAGCAGTATCAGACATTCCTGAGTGATCTAATACTTTAGATATTGCACGCATCACATTCCTCAGGATCCTCTACTTGAAATGGATCCGCAGTTTTATTTAGTGTTTGTTCTTCTTCAACACTGTCGTCTGTTTTCATATCGTAAGTGTTTTGATAGTAAGATGTTTTCCATCCATACTTATATGTATTGAGTAAGTCGGTCGCCATCATTGAGATAGGAACTTCATTGTTCTCATAGTTCTCAGGGTTGTATGACCAATTACCTGAGATCCCTTGATCAAAGAACTTCTGCATTACAGATACAACCTTGATGTATCCATCATTATCAGGCATGTCCCATAACAAAGTGTAATAAGACATTAACTTTTTATATCCTGGAACTATTTGCTTGAGAGGTCCTTTCTTTGATTTTTTAACAGATAAGAAATCTCTTGGGGGTTCGATACCATTGGTTTCGTTAGATACCACTGAAGATGACTCACTAGGCATCTGTGCTGTAAGTGTAGAATGTCGTAAACCAAAATCTTTAATATTAGCACGCAATGCTTCCCAATCACATTTGTATTCAGGTTTAACTAATTCATCGACTTCTTTCTTATAGTGATCAATAGGCAGTAATCCTTCTGAGTATTTGGTTCTATCGTACCCATCACACGCACCTCTTTCTCTTGCTAGATCATTAGATGCTTTGAGTAGATTGTATTGAAATGCTTCTGTAAGTTCGTGTACAACTTTGTGTGCTTCTGGATCAGAATACTTTACTTTATGTCTTGCTAGATAATGTGCTAATCCTATGTATCCTATTCCTAAACTTCTTCTAGACTTAGTAGATCTTTCTGCTGCGATAACTGGATATTGCTGATAATCGATAACTTCTTCTAGACCTCTTACTGCCAAATCACAAAGATTAGGCAATTCAGATAGATCGTCTTTAAGTGTGCCCACATTAATAGCAGATAAAATGCATAAAGCAATCTCACCCTGTCCGTCAATGTGGTCTATAGGAACTGTGGGTAAGGTAATTTCTTGACACAAGTTAGACATGTTGATTTTATCTAAGAATGAACTATGACTGTTAGAATGATCAATGTTCATGATATAGATTCTACCAGTCTCTGCTCTTTCTTTGAGCATATCAGTAATCAGTTCTCTAGCACTTACTTTCTTTTTGGGTACTGAAGTTGCTCTTTCGTACTTCTCATACATCTCGTCAAACTCAGGTGTACCAAAGGCATCGTACAATCCTGGAACATCATGAGGTGAGAATAGAGTTATCTCACCATCACTTAAGAATCTTTCGTAGAAGAGTTTACTGAGTTGGATGCTGTAGTCGAGTTTTCTGACTCGGTTGTCTTCTGATCCTTTGTTGTTTTTGAGAACGAGGACATCTTCGATTTCAGCATGCCATATAGGGAAATGCACTGTTGCTGAACCACCTCGTACTCCATTTTGAGTGCAGCAACGAACTGTTGCTTCAAATTTTTTAAGGAAGGGAATAACTCCTGTATGTTGAACTTCTCCTCCTCGAATTTTCGAACCGATCCCACGGATCCTACCAGCATTGATACCAATTCCTGCCCTTTGAGCAACATAACGACCCACAGCCATATCAGAACTAAAAATAGAACCCAAAGTATCGTCAGTATCAACAAGAACACATGATGCAAACTGTCTAAGAGGAGTTCGCACACCTGCCATAATCGGTGTCGGAATGTTGATTTTAAATGTTGAAATTGCATCGTAATACCTCTTTATATAACTGAGTCTGGTTTCTTTCGGGTAATTGTGAAAGAGTACACATGCGATGCACATGTACATGAACTGTGGTGTTTCAAAAACTATGTTTGTTGATCTATCTTGTACCAGATACTTATCAACCACTTGTCGCAAACCAGCATATGTAAATTCTAAATCTCTATCATGTTTAATAAAAGAATCTATCTTATCCCATTCTTCATCAGTGTAGTATGTTATTAAATTGCCATCATACACACCTTGCTTATTGTTTCGGATAATCATGTCTTTAATGGGTGGATAGATGTCTTGATCTTTCCATTTAGTATTAAAGACTTGTTTGCGTATAAGGAATAGAAGTAATCTGGCAGCAACATACTGATAGTTTGGACTTTCTAAAGATATAAGATCGGATGCTGATTTGATCAATATGTTTTGTATATCTGTAGATGTTATACCATCAAAGAATTGTAACCCACTATTCATTTCAACCAATGATTCAGACACACCTGTAATACCATTACATGCTGCTGATACCATTTTATGAATCTTATCTAGATTGAGTTCTTCTTTCGTGCCGTCTCTTTTTACAATAGAAATGTTTTCCATTATGTCCTCTTATATTGTCCTAGTTTCAATTTTGCTGATAATCCTTGATAGACATTATTTTCTATCGTATCCATTACTGTATCTATACCCAAAGCATTCACCATTTCATTGATGTCTTTGAGTTCTCCTATTCTTTTGTCATCCCAAATAACCACTCGCCATCCATCTTCAATGACTTGGGAAATTTTATTTAGAATTTGTATAGATCTTGGTTCGTTGTCGTAAATGAGTATTGCTTGTTCTTTAAGTCCTTCATCTAGTTTACCAAAATCTGATCCTGCCACTGCTATACTATTGGGCAAGAATAAACTATCTAGTGGTCCTTCTGTGACATAGATAGGTTGAGTCGCGTCAATCTTATTGAGATTGAAGATAAGTGGTTCGTTCTCATCAAACTTCATGGTAAGATAACGAAGATTGCTATCACCAATGGCTCGACCTGTGACACCTATAAGTGTGCCATCAAGAGAGTAGAAAGGCAAGATGATTCTCGCATCATTGCCTAAGATTCTCTCACGATACTTATCGCATATACTACTTAGTTCTTGTGCGTTTCTAATGAACCATATGTCTTTCCATGCTTCTTCAGGTATGTTTCTATTGACAAGATACTCCTTTGCGTCTTCTACATTGACTGCCTTTTCGCACACTTTAGACAAAGGATGCTTGGGTTTGAACTTGGGTTTAAAAGCATGAGAGGGTGGAAGTTTTTGTTTCTTCTTACCACCATATATCTCTTTGATAAATTCTTTATAGAGTATAGAATCTTGTTCTTTTAGGAATGCTTTGAATGAAGTGGACATACCACAGTTGTGGCATTTGTATACATAACTGCCTTTGTATAAGAAGTGATATCCTCTTGCTTTGTGTTCATGCTTTTCACTATCACCACAATATGGGCAACTATGGTTTAATAGATCTTCGGTCTTCCATTTAGCATTGCTGAATCTGGGAGTAACCAGACGCAAATACTTTTTCTCTAACCATAATGTCATACAGATATTGTACTCTATAATCGGAATGTTGTAAAGGTGGTTTTAGTTTTCTAGATCTTTTTCTAGATCTCTATAGTATTCAACTATGGAGATTATCTTTAATATGTATGCTTTCATTTCAGCAGTATTATAAGATAAGTTTTTGTAGTCATCTGGGGAAAGAGCATAGTATGCTAACTCTGGTGCTAGACCTTGATCAACAAGATCTAAATACTCTCTCATGACATCAGGAGTTAATACTTTCCATTTGATTGGTTGTGTACTCACACCTGTGGGCATGGGTGGATGATACAAAGGAATGTTCATCGTTGCCCTGTTTACT